TACATAGTCCTCCGGCACGGAGATCGTGATGGAATCATCATCTACGAAAAAGTGGGCGCTTGCCACAGGATTGAGCGGCTTCTGGAAGTACTTGCCGTTGCTGGTGTCGGAATCCCCGTCGTTGGCCGTGTAGTGCATGACCAGCCACTCAATGGCCCCGCCGCGTTTCGTGCCGTAGTTGGCCCGATGGGCCAGCATCGTTTTAATTGGTACCATCACTATCACCCTTCGCGTCCATCGCGTCCTGCGCCTTCTGGCTCTGCGTCCCGAAATAGAACGTGATGACCATCAGGAAGATCGTCAGGAAATCCTTGCCTGTGATATCACCCCGGAGCGCCAGCACCGTGAACACCACCGTCAGCAGCAGCGTCACCAGCGACTTCACGCTCAGCAGATTCGACAGCCGTTTCATAATTTTGTCCATGTTATGTACTCCCTTCGTCGTCCGATTTTTTTGCAAATACTCTCTTCGCAAGGAGCATCAGCAGCTCCCCGCCAAACGCCGCTCCGGCGAAGGCCAGGATGTCGGAAAGGTCTATGTCCCTGTCCATCACCAGTGCTGCGGTTTTGACAATCGCCGCCCAGAGCAGGACGCCAAACAGCACCCAGATACAAAAGTACACTAGCTGCCGCGCCATCTTGCCCTTCGTCAGGCGACTTTTCCGGATGCGCCTCATACGATCCCCGCATGAGCCATCGCAAAGCCGACCAGCGCCCCCACAATGGCCGTGAGGGCTGCCTTGACCAGCGCCTCCCATTTCCCGCCAGGAATGGCCTTGAGGCTCTTGACATCGTCTTTGATCTCGCTGATATTGGCCTCGATCGTCTCCTGCTTCGTCGCCAGCACCTCTACCGAGGTCGCCAGCTGATGCAGGGCCTTGTTGTCTGCCTCCAAATCGTCAATGCGGTGCGTGTTGCTCTTGCATCGCGCTTCAATCGACGCAACCAGTGCCTGAATTCCATCATCCATCTCTTTTCTCCTTTATACTTCGGTAAAATACAGCCCCACCAGCTCATGAGGCAGGAACTGAAGCGTCACCTTGCCGCCCGGCTGCTCGCCCGTCCGTTCGCAGCGGTAGAGCTTGCCGTCCTCCGGGTCTGTGTAGTAAAGTCCGTAGGTGTACTCCATGCCCTTTGCGGCTGGAATGGGGTCGTCCTGTGTGCCCGCGTGGGTCTCGTCAATGACGGTAAACAGTGCCGGTACTTTGTCCGGCTCCCAGCCGGTCTGCGTCGTGTGGGCCTGTGTCACGCGATAGAGCCTGTCCGCATAGAGCAGCCGGTCGTCGACCTTGACGTCCATATCCGGCGCCCAGCGCTCATAAAGCTCCTTCGCCTTCACGGCATCCGCGTCCGTCAGACTGGCGCTCGCTTTTACGATATAGGGCCGCAGCGCCCGCGCCCTCTCTGTGTAGCTCATCATTCCGCCTCCCCAAGTAAAATTTTCGCCGCTGTCTCTGCATCCGTCAGCGGGATCGCGGCGCCCATCTCTTCATAGCTGCCCTCTGGCTCCGTGCCTTTCAGCAGCTTGCCCGCCAGTCGGAACACCGTGTCAGAAAGTGCTTGATACGCCTTCCCGTCCTCGTCGGTCATCGTCACGGCCATCTTCGCACAAAAGCCCTCGGCCTCCGCTTCCTCGCACGGAACATAACATCCGTTGCCGTGCAGCCGGATCAATACAATGCTGTCCGCATACCCGGCAAATACGCCCTCTTTTTTTACTGCATACATGGCATCACCCCGAATTTCTCAAAATAGATCTGTTTCAACCGTTCCGTGCTTGCCGTTCTCAACCGGTTCTTCCAGTAGCCGTTCTCCTGTCCCGGCCACAGCTCATCTACAAAGTCCTCACCGCATCCGTGCTTTGCATACCAGCTGTAGAGCTTTTCTAGCATATCCTGCCGGTATTTGCCCTCATCGGTCAGTGGTCGAAAATGATTCCAGCCGTTTTCACTCGTCACACAGCAGATCTGCTTTTCTCCGAGATATAGGAAACCGCCTCGTTCCTGTAAGACTGTGCCGAACGGGATGTTGACCTCCCCGGAAATGCTTTTTCCTTTGAATCGTTTGTATGTGATGTAATCCACAATTCCCTCCTATACACAGAAGCCGGGCGCGAAGCCGAGCGAATAGTTCGCGCGTTCAAACACGGGGCTTTGACCGGACTCAAGCACGAACTGCGTGGTGCTTCCCGAAAGAGGTGAACGGGACCACCAATCGGCATCTGTGCTTGTCGCGCTGTGCTTGTACTTGGTTTTGCTATTTCCGGCGGAATAATAGGTGTACTGCGCTTGTTTGGTGCCTTCGTTTCTGTTTGCTCGTGCGTTTCTCCCGAATACCTCGTACTCGGACAGCAGAAAAAAGTAATCTTTTGTTTCCGTGACTGCGCTTGCGGTCGGGTCTCCGTTTCCCATATTGTCTGTGTACTTCGTCACGGATTTCAGCACCGCACGGAGCGCCTCAGGAATGATTGCGATAATCGTCCCGGAATAGCTCGAGAGGCTCGTTCCGCAAATGCTTGTACGCATTTGTGAGCTTTCCCAACCGCCGACGGCTGTTTGACTGCTGTTCATGGAGAAATAGCCGGTCACCGAGACGGTCGAGTTATAGGAACTGTCGCAGAAGCAAACGTCCGTACCGCCGGAGAGGGCGGTCTTCGCAAGTTGGAAATGGATGCGGTTTGTACCCTCAAGACTGGAATTATGGTTGAATCCGATGATGAACGCATACGTCGTGAAGTTAGACAGTGTCAGTGCACCAACTGTGCCGTTCAGTGTGACCGCTTTGCGGTCTCCAACACTCCAATAGTTCGCGCCTTGTCCTGCATCTGAGACAGAACGAATGGTCTCCCAATCGTTGTCATTTAACGGTCCCAAGAACAACAGCGTTGCCGAGTATTCATCAGCAAGACTAACCATTTGCGTGTCAGAAGTCTGTATTCCCAGTTTTGCAGATACGCTCCATGTACCGGCCTCCGGCACAGTAAGCGTACACGTTCCATTGACTGATGTGCCCCTCACGACCTTGCTTCCTTTCGTCGCGGTAACAGTTGCACCAGATGTCACAGACACGACGATCTTCAATTCCGTGCCGGTCTGAATGGCCTGAATGGCTGTCACAAATCCGTCCGGGTATACAAGCGAATCTGATGTGCCGCCCTTCTCCCGGATAGCTGATGCAACCTTTGTCAGGTCGGTTGTGTTTGTCAAAAGCTCTGCCATCAGAAGCTACCTCCATTCGCGTTTGCGATCTCTACAGCCGCCCATGCACCGGACACAACACGCAGGAATTTTCCATTGTCCGAAGCAGTGACCGCGGGCAGCTCCTTCGCGCTCCATGCGACCTTGTTGTTCTGAACGTCAGACACCGCCTGATCGATCTCTGCGCCAGTGTGCGCACTGTTGTACTGGTCTGCCATAAAATCACTCCTTCATGCAGAGAAATTCCTTGCCGTCTGCCGTCAGCATGGTCTTGGTCGTGCCGGACGGCACAAAACCATAGTTGTCGTTCCAACTTCCATCCGCGCCCTGTGCGTAGAGGGAGATTCGATATTCTCCGTCACCGCTCAAGAGAAAATCGTCGTAGACCTCAAAGGTTCGCTCCGTCCCCGCCGGGGTCTGGGAAAAGGACGCAATGAGCGCTCCTTTGCCTCGCCCCCAGTCCTCGCCGGTTTTCGTCGCGCGGCATTCAAAGGCCGTGTAGGCGATGTCCGACGAGAACTTGACGGTGATGGAATCGTACCCGGAGACTGCCGAAATCTTAGTCCCCGTGATGGTGAACGTCAGTCCCGGCGCGGCCATTATGCCACGCTCCAAGTCCCGGCGGCGTTTTTCACAAAGACCTTGATGATCTTCGTACCGTCGCCGGAGGATGCCGTCGCAAGGTCAGTGCCCTTGATGGTGACATCAATCGCAGTGGCCTTCTTGTAGCCGCCAGCCGTGCCGCTGGTGTTGCTGGAACCGCCAGTGGTCGGGATCTGCGTACCGGCGTCGTGGAGACTGCTAGTGCTCGGCACAACACGCACCGTGTATTCCTCGAAGTCCACGTCGCAGGTGAAGGAGAACGCGCAGGTGTCGAAGCCGGAGACTTTGGAAATCCTGGTCTTATCGGGACCAGTGATCGTTATCACCGGAACTGCCGTGTTGACCGTGATAGACGCTGTGACCGCAGCCGTTTCGTTGCCGACGTCGTCCCGCACCTTGATATGTACAGTTTTCAGTCCATCGCCTTCCGTCAGGGCAATAGACTTGCTGGCCGCGAAGGTCTCCCACGATGCGTCCGCTTCCGTTGCAGCGGCCTTGATGCCCCAGAGCTTCATCTGGTAGCCGGTCTTTGCTTCATCCGTCAGCGTGATCGTTGCGGTGACGGTGTTGCTGGTTGCATACGTCGCGCCGCCGTTGAGCTTCAGTGTCAGCCCGGACGGTGCCAGCGTATCAAGAATTAGATTGAAAAAACTTGCCATAGGTTATGCTCCTTTCTTTTCGCTCAGTTCGATGTATAAATATCCGCCCGGGCGGGTATAGATGGGGTCTTCGCCGACGCAGGCATTCTTGATGCCCATCTCACCGACAAACAACTCCTTGAGCTGTTCTTCTCCGACTGTGATCATTCCGTCACCCCCGAATCAGATACAGTGTCTTCGCGTCCTTGACGGCCAGCGCGTCATATTCCGCCCGGTCGAGGACCACAATGGTGTTGATCTGCGCGGATGAGACGTTGCCGCCGCCACTGCCGCCGGGTGACACCCGCAAGGGCGGCAGGTTGAATTGGATATTCGGCTTCCCGCCGATATCAAAGCGGATCATCACAGCACCACCTTACTGATGGAATCGCTTACGCGGATGCCCTCAATGCTGGTACCGATGACAACCGGCTCCGCGCCGGAGAACTTCACACGGATCTGAACGGCCTGAGAAGCGGATTTGAACTGAAAGGTTTCCTCCTGCGTCAGAGGGAACAGGAAGTTTCCGTCCGCGTCCGTCGTGACCTCGCCGGGGTAGATTTTGCGCAGCTTGCCGACGATGAACTCGATCATCTCAATCTTGGATAGGTCGAGCGGCGCGCCGTCCTGCGTCCCAGTAAATACAATGGCGTATTGATCGCCTTGCATGATTTTTAGGCTCATAGCTACCTCCTTACTTTGGCTTGCCGACCTTGCACAGCACCACATAGCTGCCGCTGACGCGGGCGATCAGGACGCGATTGCCGGCGGCAAATGTGACGTCCGGATTGCATCGGTAGTGCTTGGCCGTCGCCTCAGTCTGGCCGGGGAAGATCAGCGAGACGCCGTCCGTGTACTTCGCGCCTATGGTTGCCAGCGAGAGCAGCGGCGATTCCTGCGTGCTCTCAAGCATGGCCGCAAACAGATCCATCATGCAATCACCGTCCTTTTTGCTGTGTGCTGCATCATCTGGCCGGCGGCCATGGTCAGCGACCAGCCGGTCTCCTCGTAGATTCCAGCCAGCTCCGGGTCGTCGATGGAGATGATGTCCCCGACGCCGTGCCCCGGCTCGTTGAGTGTCTGAAATGTGATGGTTCGCGCCGCTAACATGGATTCATTCCGGGCGCGGTCTGCGGCGGCCTGAAGCTCATCCTGGCTCGCAATGTTGTCCACACGCTGCACATCCACAATGCGCATTTTGCGCTTGAACGTGGACGTGCTGGACGTCGGGGACTCGTTGACCGCCGTGGCCACCATGTCGGCGTCGAGATCTGGGTTGCTGCAGATTCGGACAAAGACGTTCGGCGCGTTGAAAATGTCCGTCTCGTCGTTGTGATCCGGCCCGATCGGCTGCGCGTGGACGACGTCGGTATCGGAATAGGCATGATCGATGCGGTCGGCGCTGGGCTGTTCATACGGCTCCAAATGCGCGATGCCGCTGCCGTCGAACCACACATCGCTGTAATTGATCTCGGCCAGTAGCTGATTGATGATGGCCAGATAGGTCGTACCGATCTCCCAATCCTCGCGGTCTGTCTGGAGCGTGGCTGTGGACGGAGCCGCAATGACCAGCCCGATCCCGGCCTCCGTGAGCATCTGTCGGATCTTCGTAATGTAGGACGTGCCGGCGGCGATGTGCAGGATGTTCTCCGTGCGCTGGTTTTGCAGCCGCCAGCAGCGGTCATAGGCCTCAATCTGGACGACCGTGTTGCATCGGTCGGTCGCGCGGCTCGGAGTGGCCGTCTGGAAGACGCCCAGCGGCGTCTCCACGCCGTTCAGCCGCATGACGGGCTGCAGCTCGTCTGACAGCAGATCGACCGTGTCGGGCACGTAGAACCGCCCGGAGAAGCTGCCTTTGATCTCGGCGTCCTTGTTGACCATGATATTGGGATTGTCGCCGCTGCGCCAATGGAGCCGGGCAAACTCGGCTCCGTTGCGCAGGACGTTGACGTGGTAGGAGACGTCACGAATCAATGTTGATCTCCTCCTTTCGGTCGATCTGTTCGATGGTAAAGCTGTAAGTGCTGAAGAAATCGTCAGAGTTTTCCGTGATGCTGGCCGGGTAGCCGATAATCATGTTGCCCTCCGGCGTCTTGCAGCAGGTCAGGTGTCCGAGCAGTGCCCTGAGAGACTGCCGCTCCGCGTCGTCCGCGCAGACGCAGGCGATCCGCAGCGCGCGGGACTTAAATTCGCTCCGCTCGGCGACCGGGTAGGTGTGCCCGGAGAGCTGGACATATTGGATGTCCTGGGACAGGCTCAGACCCGTGCTGCGGTGTGCCGAAGAATCATAGAGGAAATGCAGCCACTCGCCGCGCTCCATGTCGTAGAGTCGGACGTTGTCTGTGCCGACCGTGATCTCCACGGCCTCGGACAGACTGTAATTGTCGCTGTTGTCGTAGCAGCCGCGCACCTGATAGCGCACACCACCAATGCTGGCTGCATCGGTGTGGCTCGGTTCCGTGACCTTTGCGATAGCCACTCCATTCCGATAGACCAGATAGTAGTCAAAGCTGCCCGGCGTCCAGCTGAGCGCCGCCTCAATGCCGCCCTCGGCGGTCAGCGTGATCGCGCCGCCCGGTACGTTTACGACCGGGAGCGCCGCCGTGCCCCACGGCGACCAGAAGCCGTATTCGTTTTGCACACGGACGCGCGCTGTGTAGCTGCCATCGGCCAGATAAAATGGGGCTTTCCACGTCTTCCCGGTTCCGAAGCGCGTACCGGAGGCATAGACGCCATCGATCTCGACTTGGTAGGCTTGCTGCTCATCCGACTGCCAGCGGATCTCCGGGCGCGGCTCTGTGGACACGATAGACACGGGTGGTGTTGCAGGGGCGGCCAGCACAATAAACTGTGTGGCAGCGCTCCATGCGCCCGCAGCACCCTTGGAATTGTACGTCCGCACGCGCCAGTATTTTGTGCCGGAGGTAAACGTCCCGGCAGGAGCCGTCCATGTGTTGGCCGCGCCGGTGACAGTTGCCAGCGCCGTCCATGTGCTGCTGTCTGTGCTCTGCTGCAATTCGGCCTTCGTTTGGGCCGTGCCGGTCGAAATGATGTGTTCCCACTTGAACACGTTATCAGATGCTCCGTCGAGCACGGCCCGGTCAGGCGCAACCGCAACGGCTGTGGATTCCACGTCGGTCAGCGAGAGTGTCATCCAATCGGAGGTCGTGGTGACGCCGCTGTTCGCGGTCACGCTGATCTGCCACTGGATGCTGTCGCCGGAAAAAGTATTCGCCGGGATGGTGATGGAGGTGGCCGTGCCAGGCACGTCGATCTCCTTGACTGTGTCGGATGCAGATTTGCGCCAGCGGAATTTTGCAGACGTGCGCGAAACGTCTGCATAGCAGTACCCATTTACAGATTCACGCCAAGAGAAGGTGTTGGAATTTGCAGCAACAATAGATCCGCGTGACGGGGATGTGTTGCTTATTGCAAGCCCTACGGTTTCGTCGGTATAACGGAACGTCGCGTATGGTGGATTACTGCTTCTGGTTGACTGAAATGCCCAGTAATAGTTCGTTGCAATCATGATCCCGTACTTCAGCACGTAGGATGCAAGGCTTGTTGTAGTGGAGACAACCGTCTTATACCCGGCAGAACTTACATAGACGCTCAGCTTCGTACCGCCATAGCTCGGTTTATTGTTGTATGTTACTGTTTTTTCGTTGAATGGGCCTCGAAGATAATACCATGTAATGCTTTGCGCAAGAGTAGAAAAAGAAACTTGGTAATTTACATATACGGTTACATTTTCGATGGCCTTAAATCTTGCAGCTTCCGGAGGTGCAGCAAATGAAAATAAAATATCACTTAGTCCGTTTGCGTCACCAGCAACATACACAGATTCAGTGCTGAAATTTGTTGACGGGAATGATGCGCTAATGCCTGCACACTGTGCCCCTGTAAGCGTAATTTCTGGCATTTAAGCTCCTCCCATCCGAACCACTCTACGGCGCTCCTGAACAATGCGGAGGATGTCCTCAAACTCCCGCACCGTGTGGGCGTCGATCGTGATGTTATAGGTGTCTCCGCCGCTCTGGCGGGTCTCCTGCGCGGTCAGGATGCGCGTGCCCTGCGGCAGGATCGCGGTCTCCGCTCCGTGCTCGCTCAGCAGCGTCCGCCCGCCGGGGAACCAGTCTGTTCCGCTGGCGTTGCGCCGCCACGATCCGGCATTTTTCCACGCCTCAAAGGTCCCTTGCGCCGTCCCAGCGGAAACCTCGCTGTTATACATTGACCGCAGCTCCGCGTCCGTGTAGGTGCCCTCGGTGGTCCAGCCCGCAGACTGTGAATAGCGGTAGCCGTTATAGGCACCGCTGGCACGCTGCATGTTGCTGAGCTGGCCGGAGCTGGCGTTCAGGCCGAGTGCAGTTCTGATCTTATCGCCGTTGAACGTAAACAGGCCGACAATAACGTTGGCTGTGTCTGCAATCAGGGCAACCGTTTCTGCGATCGGTTTCAATGCTGCGGTCAAAGCCGGAAGAACAGCGGAGATCAGCGAACCGAGCGGTTCCAGCAGCGCAACGGAAGATTCGAGGATACTGCCGAAGGCATCGACTGCGCCGGACTCGACCAGCGTCTTGCCGACCTTCTGGATCAGCTCTCGGATGTCCTCCAGCGCTTTTGTCAGGTACGGCGCAAACTCGGCGGCCATCTGATTTTTGACGGCCTCCTGTGTCTTCTGCAAGGTTTGGAAGCCGGTGTCTACGGCTTTCAGCGAGGTCAGCGCGTCATTGTCGAGCACATAGCCCATGTCGTGCGCTTCGTCCGCGTACTGTTTCAGCGCGTTGCTGCCCGCGTCGATCAGCGGATTCAGCTCCTGCGCGGATTCCGACATGAGGTCCATTGCAACGGCGTCGCGCTCCGTGCGGTTTTCCATCTGGCCGAGCGCGTCGATGGTGTCGTAAAACACATCCTCGGCGCTGCGGAGATTGCCGTCCGCGTCCGTGATGGCCACGCCGAGCTTGGCATAAGCGGCGGCGGTAGCTTCATTGCCGTCCCGCGCCTCCTGCATCTTGTTGGTGGTCTCTTTGAGAGAGTCGCGGATGCGGTCGGACGAAACACCGATCATTTCGGCTGCATAGTCAAACTCCTGAATGGACTCGGTTGACTGCCCAGTGACGGAGGACAGCTTCAGAATTTCAGACGCCGCAGCGCCTGCCTCTTTCGTGATGTCAACGAGGGCCTTTTCGGCCTTGACCACGGCAGCGGCCACAAGGCCGAGACCGGTCACAGCCAGAGCCGCACCTGCATGGATGCCGTTGAGAGACTGCACGGCCTTCTGTGCGCCCTCTGGAAGCTGGATGCCAAATTTGCCGGACACGTCCGTCAGCGCGTCACCGAGGCCGCGCATGACCTCGTTGTTGCCGGAGAACTCCTCCTTGAGATTGGCAAACAGGCCCTTGATGCCGCCGCCCTGCTCCTTGGTGTCGGACAGAGCTTTTTTCAGCTTGCCAAAAGCGTTCGTCGTGCCGTCTGCCTCTCTCTGTGCTTTTTGGAGCGCGTCCTCGTTATCCTTCAATGCACGCTCCATCTTGACCAATTCGGCCTGTGCGTTGTTAAGCTGCGTTTTCCAGCGATTGGTGCGCTCATCGGCTTCGCCGTAGGCGGAGGCCGAGGACTGGAGCGCCTTTTCGATCTGCTCGATTTTTTCCTTCTGCGTCAGGATCGTGCGGTCGAGGATGTCGTTTTTCTTGGTCAGCGCTTCGACGCTGTCCGCGTTATCCCGAAACTGCTCGGACGCGAGATTCAGCTCGGATTTCAGAACGTTCAGTCCGCTCTTGATCTCGGCCAGCGCAGCCTTGTATTCGCGCTCGCCATCCATTTTGACTTTTGTGTTGATACTCGGGGCAGCCATCAACCGCCACCTCCCATCAGATATGCCGACAACGACAAGCGGGCGGGCTTCTCCGGCTCCGCAGGAGCCTCAGAAACGAAACGCCGGCTCGGTGCGCCCATGAGCTTGAAAAACTCACGGTAAAGCGCTACGCACCGCGCCGGCGTCATTGTCCGCCAGAAAACGGCCTCGTCGTTATGCAGGACATTGATCCAGATATTCAGATACCAAGCGAAGTTCAGGCCGTCGCTGCCGCTTCCTTGGTCTCCACGTTTTTTGTTTCTTCTTCGGTCGTTTCTTCTTCGGTCGTTTCTTCTTCGGTCGTTTCTTCTTCGGTCGTTTCTTCTTCGGGCTGTTCCGCCTCGTCATCGTCCGGATCCAGGACCGCTGAGAACAGCAGGCCGAACACATCGCCCTGGATGCGGCGGAACTCCTTCCAGCTCACCGCGCGGCCGATCTCGCGATCCGTGACGGAGAGATCCAGCCCGGCAGCGTTTGCGGCCTCGTTGACCAGCGCCGCGAGCAGCCGCGTGAAATTCCGGAAGGAGCGCTCTTCATCGAGCAGTTCCTCCAGTTCGCCGGCCGCCTGAAGATCTGCCAGCACGTTGAAATTGCAGCAGAGCTGGAGCGTGTGGCCGCCATACTCAAACGGCAGCGTTTTCAAACGGAGATCCATGGTTTATCCTCCCTCCGTGACGACGGTCGGTTCCGTCGTGAAGCAGGCGTCGAGCCATGCAATGGCCTCGGCCTCGGTGTCAAACGATTCCCACTCCATCAAGTGGCCTGCGTCATCGACCAGCGCTTCGCCGGAGGTCGTCGGCGTCTGGAAGTTGATCTGCTCGCCCATGGTCTGGAGCGTCTTGCTGGGCGGGCCGAACAGCGTCTTGTGGACGAAGATGGCCGTGAACTTCTCCACGCCGTCGATCATATCCGGCGCATAGAATCCGCTGCCGACGTACTGACCGGTCGAGGTCTTGCCGTAGGCCATGCTCTTCACGGTCTTGGGCGAGCCGGAACCGACCGAACGGCTCAGCTCATACGCTTTGAAAAGCAGCTTCTGCGTCTCGTCCGGGATGTACTTCACGCCCTGGCTGACCGTCAGGCCCGTGACCTTCTTCATGTACTCGGCCAGCGCTGACTCGGCATAGAGACGTCCCTCCGCGAACTTGAGTTCGAGGTTCGCCGTCATTGCGTCGCCCATGGACATCGGCGTGTCATAACTGATTTTCTTCTGCGTTTTGTCGTAATTGTATTTCGCGACCTTCATGCCGCGAAGATCAAATTCAGGCATGTCATTCTCCTTTCAGAATGTCGGCAGCGACGTCGGACATTTTGTCGTTGGCCTGCTGCCAGGTGTTGTGTACCGCGGTCGACCAGTAATAGTCTGCCGGGATCTTGCCGCCGGTTCGCCGGCCGTAGTTCAGCACGAAACCCTTTGTGCCGTACCGCTGCCCACGTTTGTCCTTCCCATGGATCGTGACGAACATATACGGGACGCCGTTTTTGTCCTTCCGGACGACGCGGGCTTTTGTGATATGCCGCAGCGTCTCGCCGGTGCGCCGCTGGCGGCCGGGGTTGTTATGTCCGGACTCCACGAAGGCGGATTTTACAGAGGACAGCATAACCTCGGAGCCGGCTGTCAGCATCCGCTTCACGTTCTCGTCGGTAAATAGATCGGCCTTATTCAGCTGCCGGATGGCCTCTTCAATGCCGTCGGTCTCCATCTGCGCCATCAGATCACCTCACAGGGAATGTCCGTGTAGTAGGTGGCTGTCTCGACGTCGTAGGAGTGCTCCGGCATCTGCATCGCGATATGCGCATCCGCCAAAGCCTTTGAGACTTCGGCGGGGAGCGTATCATCTTCGGTTTGCGTGGCCACGGTCACAACGGCCTGATAGATCGTGGCGAATGGGCGGCCGTTGGCGTAGGCGTAGCGCTCGCCGGTCGGCGTCCAGACCAGATAGCGGAGCAGCTGCTCGCCGTCGTTTGTCGTCTCCGGGGCCTGTACCTTGTAGACCGCGTCCGGCAGGACGGTCTTGAGCGCGTTCTCAATTTTGGAATAGCTCATATTTCCCCTCCGGTTCCGCAAGGCTTAACGTGTTGATGTCGAGGCCGTCGGCATCCTGTTCGCGCTGCGCCTGGTCGATGCGATAGACGTGGCCGTCCTCCAGTGTGCAGTACTGGTCAGCCTCGATCGGTGCTTCGAAGACGCTGCGCGGCATGGACACCATGCGCACGAGCTTCTGCCCGGCCTGCTTCCCGGCGTAAAACCGGGAGGCGTACACCGTGCGCTCGCAGTAAAAGTGCTGGCTGACGGCCTTGAGCTTGCGCACGGCAGGAGACCGACCAGGGAGCAGCGTATAGATCGTCAAAATCTTGTCGTAGATCATCCGCCGTCCCTCATTTTCTCGTGGCACAGCCGGTCCTTGATCATGATGTCAAGATTCCGGGGGAGTGCCGCCCGCTCGGTGTTGCCGCGGGCACGATACATCCACGCGGCCACGGAGCCGACCAGCATGTCATCCTCGTCGCTGTCGTCCGTCAGCGTGATGCCGCGCCGACGGACAAAGGATTCGGCTGTGGTCAGCAGACCGCGCATATAAAGCTCCTGTTGATCAGCGCACGACAAAATGCCAAGATCAACCATCATGTAAGTCAGACGCAGGTCTGCTGACATTCCACAGCCTCCTCTCTTACGCCTTGGCGGTCACGCTGCCGGAGCCAACGGCCACGGCCTTGCCGTCCGCGTTGACCTCAACGACGGTGATGGTCGCGCCGGTCGTGGCGCTCTTGATGGTCTTATTTGCGGGCAGATCTGTCCAGCTCTTATCGACGGTCTCGCCGTTCGCTACAGGCACGGCCTGACCGCCGACCTGATACTTCAGCGTGCCGGAGCCGTTGCCAGCCACCGTTACGGTGCTGTCGCCGGACGCGCCGGTGCCGGCTGCCGTCGTCACGATCAGAGTGCCGAGCGGATCGTTTGCGAGATTCGGCGCGAAGGAGATCGAGGTCGTGGGCGCGGTGTTGTGGAAGTTCACAAGCACGAACGCCTCGCCGCGTGCGGGCTTGCCGTCATAGCGGCCAATGGAGCGGTATACCGTCATATTGCGGAGGAAGAACGGGATATCAGACGACGCAATGGATGCGCCTTCGCGCTCCGACATGCGCATCAGACTGCCGAAGCCTCCGGCGATGTCGTTGTCGGCCATGAAGTCCAGTTCGATAATGTCGCCGCCGACGATCGGGAAGGTGTTATTGATGCCGGCAGTGATCGCAGCAGCAGAGTCAAATGCAAGGGCTTTTGACATCAGCCGGATATGGGTCTTCCGGTTCATGACCCAGAACACACGGCCGTCCGAATACTTCGGGTCAGCAATGCCGAGCGCCTCAATCAGCGTGCCGAAGAACGCCGCGCCGGAAGTGGAGTCAATATCCAGTTTGAGGATATGACTCGAATGCAGATCCTTAAAATCACCCTGGTCGTTATTCCACCACTCAGGCTGAGCAGAAGCAGCAAGACGGGTGATAAAACCGACCGGCATTTTTTTGCCTGTGCCGTAAACGATCGCTTTGTCCAGCCCGCGTGCGTTTGCTTCGCCCATGGCGTTGAGGATGCTGGTCAGGAGCTGGAGATCCGAGTCATCCTCAAGCACCGCGTTGGAGATGGCAATGTAGCCGGCGAGCATGTAGCCGTCCATTTCCAGCTGAGTAAAATCCATAACAATTTCGTTGATGTTTGCAAGCATCTCAGACCAGACGGCCTCGCAGCCAGTTCCGGCGACATTCTGGCGAGCTTTCCCGCGGATGGCCTCACTGTGGACATACGGCCACAGTTTGGAGTTCTGGTAGGTCAGATCGCGCAGGATCTGCATGAACTCGGTCGGGATGCCAAGCTCAGCGCCAGTCACGCTGTTCTGCTGCGCACGGAGCTGGCGGACCCGCTGAAGGAACTCCTTCGTGCTGTCGCGGGTCAGCAGCGCGTCGCGCTCCTGATAGGTGAGGCCGAACCAACGGCGCTCCGGGTTGTTGATAGGCATGGAATAATTACTCCTTTCGGTGTTGGTGGTTCCGGTCGGCTCTGCCGCCGGGGGATCAGCTGCGGGCGGGGTCTGCGCCGCTTCCAGGCTGCGGATTTCTTCGTTGATCTCGTTGATCCGTTCCTGCACACGGGTGATGTCCGCGGCGTTCGCGCTGCGCTCCTGCTCAAAAGCATTCACAGCGGCCTCAACGACGCTGCGTTCCTCATCGGTCTGCGCCTCGGCGATGTCATGCTCCAGCTCCGCTTCGCGGGCCGCAAAGCCATCGCGCGTGGTTTCGAGCGTCTGAAGCTCAGTCTGCAGCGGTGCAAGACGGCTCCGCAGCAGCAAAACTTTTAATGCCATTTACTATGTACCTCCCAGTTTCTTTTTCATGTTGCTGCGCCAGGCCTCGGCGCGGCGCTTTTCGATTTCAGCCAGATCCTGCTTGCGGGCGCTGACGGACGTTTCCGTGTAGGCCGGAAACGTACAGACAGACACCTCGTAGAGAGGATCGACCTCTTCGATTTCCCAGCGGCATTTTCCGTCGCCGAGATCCACAAAGGTTTCGCGTTTGATGTCAAATCCAAACGAGCACTGGTCAACGTCACCCCGCTGGACGCGGGCGTAGAGGTTCATGGCGTCAACGTCGTCCCGATTGATTCTGATGCTGCCCCAGAGGCCCCGCTCATCCTGCCGCAGCGTCAGCGTGCCGGCCTTCGTCCGGCCGAGCACAAGACTGGAATCGTGGTTGATGAGCGCCCGGACATCTCCGGAGACGGAATTGGTAAAAGCGCCCGGCTTTACGATCTCGCTCGCGCCTTCCCAAAGCGGGTATTCGCTGTTGAAGACGGAGAAATAACCTTCGATGAACAAATCATCGTTGGCCGAGCGCGTCTGGAACTGCTGGGCTACGCAGCGCACCTGCCGCTGCTGGCGTTCATTCGGCATTGCCGTCGCCTCCTTCTAGTTTTTTCTGGTTGCCGATCATACCGCGAGGGATGTAGTTTTCGAGGATGACCAGCTCGTTCAGGCCCTTGCGCGGGCTGAGGCCGAGCCAATCGCGGGCCTCGTTGCCGTCCATCAGGCCGCGGATGTACTGATCGTCGGCCACGCTGGCCAGCTCCTGCAGCGTGTAGCTGTAAAGTCGGCGTGTGGACATCTGGAAATACATCTCCTCGGAGATCAGCAGTTTTCGCGTCAGCTCCTGGCAGATGATGTTGGAGATCGTGACTGCTGTGGTGCGGATCATGTGGTTGTGCTCCGCATCGGAATAACTGCCGACGCCGACCATGTACGGCGTCACACCGACCAAGGAAGCAACCTCGCGTTTGTCCAGTTCCACGCTGTCCTTGATGGCGAGATCCGTCAAGCTCAGGGGCTTGACCTGCTGCACTTCCATCAGCTCCGCCGGGATCACCCACGGCTCGCCCGCGGAGCTGCCGGACATATACTGATCGACCAGCCGCTTGCGTCCCGCCTCATCGGCAAACTCATCGGCCAGCGCATCCACCTTGACGATCACGCTCGGCTTCCACTTGTCGGACATAAAGCCCTTTTTCGTGGCGGCCGCCTGCCGGAGATTCGCGGTCACATCCCGGAGACTGATCCGCAAGCCGATTCCCTGCCAGGGCTGTGCCGGGTCGGGCCAGCGTTTGAAATGGAGTACGCTGTCGGCCGCATATCGCCGTCCCTGCCACATGACATAGTAGGTCAGGCCGTTATCGTCGCTCAGCGCACACGCGCCTGGCATCGGCTCCAGCTCGCTCAGGAGGCCACGCTCCGTGTGCGGCAGGAGGAAGGCACTTCCGGTCGAGGTCGTCAGCATCGTCCAGACGATCCAGGAGATCAGATCCTTGCGCGTCCCGTGCCGCCACGGGGAAATGTCCATGAAGCGCGCCAGCTGATTGCGAACGCGGACGTCGCCGTCATCGGTGTTCCGCATGAGCTGGATAGTAGCGTTCGAGATGATATCAGCGAGGCCGCCGATGGCGGCAAGCACATCCGGACTGTCAATTAACCGGGTATAACCTGGAACGGCCAACGTATCAGCGTCGATCGCGCCGATCATCCATTTCTGCAGCGCTGGGTCCACGCCTCTGCGCTGCGGTTTCACTCTCAATCTGCATCACCGTCCTTGTCTTTCTTGTCATACCAGCCTGCCGCCTTATTGCTGGCGGTCAGATCTTCGAGATAAGCGCAAACCGCAAACACCGAGGCATCAAAGAGGTCGATGCGGAGGTTTGGCTCGATTTTTTGATACATGACCATGTCGTCAGCCTTCTCAATTCCGGCGACATTCTGCACGCAGTACTCATAGGGCTCGGCATGCATGTAGTAGAGCGTTCCTTTCTTGGCGCTGGCCTCCAGGTAGCGGAAACCTTCGGATTTCCGTGTGAACAGCTGCGGCTGATCCTTGATGGGGAAGCGTTCCTTCTGCATCTCGACGAAGTATTCGCGGCAGAATTTTCGGTCGTGTCCGATGCGGCGGATCTTAAACCCATCGGCGCGCAGTTTTTTGTACCATTGCACCACATCGTGGTGATTTGTGACCTTGTCGTTGGTCATGTCCAGCCAGCCGTCCTCCTGCCAGCCGAACAGCGGGATTTGATCCTGCTGCGCCTTGACGATGGCGGCCGGCCGCGGGAACCATGCGTGCGGAATGATGATGTCTACGCCTTTGTAGTGGCCGAAGAGACATCCGGCAGTCAGATCGTGCAGTTTCGAGAGGTCCGTGCCGCCGTACCAGCGGATGGGCAGCTTCGCAAGCTGCCGATAGCTCCAACTGTATCGCTCGTCGCTCTTGCGGAACTCCTGAATGTCAAACCATGCCTTGATCGCGTTCGTTGTGACGTTCAGCGACTTGTTGAGAAACTCCGGCCGGAGCGCCGGGTTTTCAGCGGCCATGGCTGCGTCGTTGATCATGTCCTGCGGGCGGATGGAGTAGCCCCAGCCCGGCGAGGCTGCTTTCAGCACAGCCGGATCATGCAGGTCAACGTCACCGTTTTCCAGTGTCGGCGCGGAGCAGAGAAAACAAAAGATGCTGTCGGCCGCGTCACCCGTGACCGTCCCGCGCAGAATTTTCCGGCAGTATTCGAGATGGGCGAGCAGGAAGCCTCTGGCGTTCGGACCGTTAGACGAGATCACGATGACGAGCTTGTTTGTGTACGCCTTCGTCGCGTCCTTCAGGATCTGATACTGTTGCGGGCTTTTGTAGGTGTGCGCTTCGTCCGCGATGACGATGTTGCAGTTAAAGGAGTCCTGCTTGTCAGGATTCGCGGCCAGCGCATCGATGGATACCATGCCGCTGCCGATATCGCCGGAGATCGACCGCTCGGCATTGTTGTCGATGACGCGAAGCCCCTGCACAGGATCGTCGTCCGTCGTAATTTGCAAACGAGCCAGGTTGTATTTAAGAAAATTGAAAACCTCTTTCGTCTGCCTAAGCGCACCGCCTACGGCATAAACCTTGGAACCGCTGGCTCGTTCATGCAGCGCCAGCGCAAACGCGAGCGCTGCAGCAAAGGTCGTCTTGATGTTTTTTCGGGGGATGAAGTCGACGGCCTCCTTGAAGCGCCGGATGTTCGTCCCTGGGGCATAAAAGCCGAGAAGGTTGTAGACGATGAACTTGTGATAAGGGAGAAGCAGGAACGGCGTGCCGCGAAGCGGCGTTGCGTCCAAAAATTCTCCCTGCTGGTGGCAGAGCATTGTCTCGATGATGGCGATGATGTCGTTGGCCGGTTCCGTGCGGAACTCCCATTTTCCACGGTCGAGGTCTGCAACGTATCGCTTGCAGGCGAGCACAGCGTCCTCGCACAACCCGGACTCTCCAGACAGGACGGATTCCACGAAGGAGTCCACCTCGCGCTGATACTGCGGGCCGTGCTCAACAGCGTGGTCGTGCGCTGCGGCAAGCATTTGCTCGATCTTGCTGTTGCCGAGGGCAGAGGGCTGAAGCTTCGACCTGGCTTTATTCAGGCCAGTCGGCGTCAGGCCGAGCTGATTGCGGAGTGACTGCACCGTCGCGCGCAGATCTTCGACCGCCGTCCAGTATGGGCTTTTGGCCGTGTACTCCGCGCCGGTCTTGTTGACCATGGTGCAGATCCGCTGCCCCCCCTGTTTCTTCCACTCTTTCTCTGCGCGGGAGAGTTCGCGTTCCGTCTTGGCCAGCTGCTTGATTGTCGGCTCAAATATCTCGTTGTAGGTTCCGACCAGCTCCATGTCCTTTCGGATCATGTCCTCTCTGGCCAAGTGCTCACCTCCCGCATGCCGGAGACTCTGCCAGGCCCGGCGGCTCCGGGCCCAGTTAGGAGGATCTGAGAAGGCAATGGCGGCGTTCCCAATGTCGCTGCTGCCTGGCACAGCCTCCGGCGTTTCACGCAGGCGCGTCGTTTGCGCCCGCACCACATGATTCAATTCTCGCGCGCACCCGCGCGCCTCGGACCTCTTGCTTTACCCCCTCCGCCCGTTTTCCCGCCGTCGGAAAAGGG